TGGAAAAGGGCTGGCACGGGGAAATATTTTTCGCCGGGGGGCCCCCTTTAAGGGGAGCGTGTCAAACATGTCATGTAGTTTGCAGCCTTTACATGACAACAGAAAAGAGATGAGCTCTTACTTAGTTATATATTTATATATTTCTATTATATATATAATTAAAGAAAACAAGCACTTAACCCCCGAATGTCCACTTATCTTCTATATTTATCGTTTTTATATGGGATTTTCGCTTGTCTTCCTCGAGTATTCATACATATCTCTTTGTTTTTTCTTATTCTTGGTCGAGCTAATTTGCCCCTAGGCCAACTTTCGCCTGACGCATTTTTCATTTGCATCGTAAAGCGTTCTATGCTACGGTAGCAAATGGAGCGCGTCATCAGTTTCCTAAGGGAGACCAGTGCTCCAGTTAGAGTAAGTTCGGAGCTCGAGTCTCTGCAGGGGCTCGAGTCTTCGGTCGAGTATGAGTTCGATGGTCGAGTAGATGGCCGAGTCTTTTCTCGGCTCGAGTCTTTAGCCGGTCGAGTCTTCTTTCGATCGGATCTATCCTGCGCTGTTTGACATTGTGAAGGGTTCGTAAAGCCGAGGCAGGGCTTATCTGCCTATTCTGATAGTGAGACCACTAGCACTGGGATACCTCCAGACAGAGCGATGTATAGTCCCTATGGGGGACGCCGAAGCGGCGGCTGGAGAATGACTGTCAGTGTGGCGTTCAAGGATACTCTCACCTCGCATTTAGTGTAACGGAAGCACCAGTACCTCCAATGCTGAGACCTGTTCGACTCAGGCTTGCGAGCCAATCTGTGCGAAGTGCCGATATATATAATATATGTGCGTCGGCGCCTCGACCTCGAAGAATTTCGATTTTCGAAAATATATAGAATCGCCCGAGGCCACTCGACTACCGGTCGCCTCAAGCCTCGAGAAACGGTACCAGGATCAACCTCCGGTGTCGCCGAAAATCAACTCGACGCATATCAGCGATGCATTTCTGCATATCCTGCGCGGCGGTCACGAAAAAACGACCCCTCTTGCGAGGGGTCGCTTCTGCAGATCAGCTATGCGATAATCAGCGTCGCTTGAAGCGGACGCGGGTGTCGCAAGACGTGGAGCCAGCGTTGTCCACCGCGTAGCGCAGGCCTCGCTTGGCGATAAGCGTTTCCAAGCAGGCAGCGTACTCTTTATCGCTGCGAATGACTGTCGCTTCAGTAGCAGCGACAGCAGAAGCGGCGCAAGCGGCCGCGAGTAGTGCGAAAGCGCGAAGGGCGTATTGCCTCATTGAAGTAACTCCCGTTGTGCAGGTGTCAGGTCAGGGAACACGATCGCGAGCGGCTCGTCGTTATTGAGCAACCACTCGCGATAACGTTCAAACTGATTTCGCGTTAAGTCTAATGACTTCCCATTGACGGTGACCACGTAGTGATCGTCGTCAATTTCAGCTGATGTGCGAATCGTACGCATTTTCAGTTCCTCTGCTATGCAAAAAAGGGGACGCTTGCGCGTCCCCCGATTTGCGGTGTGTCGCTTACTTGCGGCCGTGGAACTTGCGCCAGGCGTAGAACTCCTGCGAGGCGTTGGACACGTTCCAGTTGTTCTCCACTGCGTGATCGCGGAGGTGCTTGACAGTGGGGTGAGTCCCAGCAGCGACGAGCTCATCACAGGCGTTCCACACCTGCCAGCACTTGCCCCCTTCACGCGGGTACTTTTTGACTTTGACAACTTCTGCGGGGGCAGCAGCGACAGCCGCTTCCGCAGGGGCTTCCGTGGGCACAACGGGCGCTTCCGGGGTTTCCACCGCTTCCACGGGGGTCTCCACCGTTTCCACAACGGGGGTGGAAATCTCTGACTCCACCACAGGGGTGGCGACAGTGACGGACTGCGACTTGCGATTACGACGAGACATAGCGATAACTCCAGTTTATGTTTGACGCGCGCGGCGGATGCAGGGCGCGGAAGCAGCAACACGCTGCTTCCCCCTATATATGCGACTTGCATGCCTAAGATGCAACGGCGGTAAACGCATACCTGGTATGCCCCCCGGGGTGAACACCAAAACCACCTCAATTATCCACCGAGGCGGCAGGTCGTTCGTCAGCCCCACGATTTTTGATTCTCTCCTCAAAACTTCATTCCCAAAATTCAGATATCGCGCGCGCCCCAAAACTGAATCGGTCATCTACAACAACAACCCAGAAGGATCCGTCCATGTTGACAGACCCCAATCCCAACTCCGACCCCACCTTCCTTATCCTTAGATGTCACCCCCGCGACACCCTCCCCCTGGCCCAGATCCACCCCTATCTCTACTGCCCAACTACATCCGTTCTCATCCGTAAAGGTCCCTCCCGCACACGAACCCATGTGGCGTTCCCTATTCTCCCTTCGTTTCTTTTCCTCCCGACTCATCTCCCACTCCCTACCCAAGCTCACAAACTCCATGCGATGAAACGACCCCACTCACATCCCTCCCACCCCCATCTTTTCTCTATCCACAACCCCCTACCTGACACCATCCCTAGACAACCTCCAACATCTTTCGCTTATTGTTTTCTTTCTGAGATAGAGGTTATGACCTCGCAACACCATATCCTTTCTCTTCCTGCTGACTTTCCTTTTACAATTGGTTCTCGTGTTGAGGTCACAGATGGCCTCCTTGCTGGTGTTGTTGGAACTGTGGCACAAATTAGGACAAATAGAGATATCACATTGAAAGTCCAGCAACATTTGGGGTGGCAATTTTCCACTTGCATCGTTAACGCGAGTGTGTTACGCTCTCTGTAGGTGTTCAAGTTGTGCCTCTCTTTAACTTTCAGGTGTGTTCAGCCGCAAGCGCACACCGACCCCTGCGATGTAGTGGACCCCTTCACACATCGCTTTCGCCTCTGATCCCGCTCAGAGGCACTGTTGAAGTCATGCGTGCAATTGAACACCAACCTGTTTCCCTTGTATCCTTGAGTAACGACTTCGCCATCTACTTCAATGACTGGAGCTCTCTGAGAGCCCAGTCATTTTTTATGACTATATATCAGCACCATGAGCACACCCTCCCAACCCTCCTCTATTCAGGTGAATCTGACTCCCGTTAACCTTACTGCGGAGTTGCAGAAGGTTCACCTGTCCGATTCCCTTACCAAAGACCAACATGCTGACCTGCGCACGCTTATTCTTGATGCGGCAGCGGCGATCGGGATGGATGGATCCGGTCGTGACGGGCTCCTTGGTTATTTGAAATACGCAGCGAGCACCTTCCCGAAGCAGTATCTCCAGGTTATTGCCAAGGTGCTTCCGTTACAAATTGATTCCAAGTCCACGATCAACGTGATCGAGCATGTGAATATCGTGTCGGTACCTTCTGATCGGTACATGCCCCGTCAAGCTTTCGCTAACGAGAAAGTTGAGGTTCCTGATCTGGCGGACAATCTGGTGGACATTACTGATTTGAATCTTAACGCCACCTCCGACGCTATTCAGACTATCGAGGATGTGTTGAACAACCCTACTCCTGTCGTACTCCCAGACGATGATACACTTCCAGACGATGCTGCCTAACAGTGAGGTTCCGTCCTGGAGATCTCCCAGAGGGTGACCCCTCCCAGCCCAATACTCCCGTCGAGTGGGAAGACAATGCAATCTCCAATCTCTTTGCTTACCTCAGCCACAAGCTTACTCCTTCCTGGTGTCAGACACCCGAGCACTGGACGTCCCGACTCACCCAATACCTGTTTACGGACTGTCCTTGCTGCATTCTGTTTCGTGGTATCTCTGTTGGTATATTACTGGGTCTACCGCTTGGTATGGTTTTGGTTATCTTAATCGCCTTGGTTACAAAATGAATGCTCCCGCCCCAAAGGCCCAACTAGATCTCCATCTGGGAGAGAAGTTTGTTCGAAATCTTTGGGCTCCGGCTCGTCACCACGCACTGTTTGGCGGACGAGGTTCTGCGAAGTCTTGGTCAGTTGCCAGCTTCTTGACTGTGATAGGCGGTCAGCAGACTAAGAAGATAGTGTGCGCTAGGCAATTCCAGAATTCTATCCGTGACTCCTCCAAGGCCTTGATTGAGAAGCGAATTACTTCTCTCGGCTTTACAGGCCACTATAAGGTAACGGATCAATATATTACGCATGTCGAGACTGGCTCTGAATTCTCTTTTGTTGGGCTTGAGCGTAATATTGATTCTATTCGTTCTCTCGAAGGTGCTGACATTGTTTGGGTAGAAGAGGCGCGTACGATCCGCGCTAAGTCAATGGAAGTGTTGCTTCCTACGGTACGCAGCCCCGGCAGTTTCTTTATCTGGACGTGGAATCCCGAGAAGCCTACCGATCCTGTGGATTACTACTTCCGGAACACGAAAGAAGGACCTCCGCCTCGCTCCCTTGTGACGTTCGTTGATTGTTCGGACAATCCGTATTTCTTCCAGACTGAGCTACCCGAGGAGCGGGAGACACTTAAGAGAGGCAACTTCGAACGCTATAAGCATGTCTGGCTCGGCGGATACGATACAGCAGCCGACTCCAAGGTCTTCTCGAACTGTACTACTGGTATCGTTCCTGTCCCGATTGATTGTCCGCCACGATATGGGATGGATTTCGGCTTCGGAACAGATCCGTCGTTTATTGTTAAGGTCTACTTGATCGAGGCAATCAAGACAATCTACATCGCAGCGGAGGCTAGTGGTCGTGTTCCTATGGATCAGTTGCCTACACTTATCCGCTCTGTGGTTGACTCAGACTATGATCTTATCAAGGCAGACAGTTCGCAGCCTGGAACAATTGAATTTCTTAATGCTCGTGGATTCCCAAATATCGTTGGTGCCCAGAAAGGCCCAGGTTCCGTTAAGTCCGGCATCAACTTCATGTCGGGTTATAAAATTGTCATCCATCCGCAATGCGAACAAATGCGCGATGAGGCGCGGCTTTACTCGTTTATGACGGATAAGCTCAGTGGGAAAGTATTACCTGGCCGTATTCCTGTGGATGCTAATAATCACGGTTGGGATAGTTCTCGTTACGCGCTAGAGGATGTTATCAGCAATCCTGCTAATGATGACGATCCTTTCGGCGGCGTTGTGAAGCTCTGGTAGATAGGAGAGTACTTTGGGTTGTGGGTGTGGTAAGTCGTTTTCAAATTCGTATGCCACAGGTCAGCGGCATCGGAGCGTGGGCGTGTCTCATGTTCCGAATACGCGGCCTGCAGAGACAACTGTGAGTATCAAGAGCAAGTCGCTTCAGGCCCGCACTGCTTCTAGCACCCCGGCTCCGACTCAACAGGTTTCCTCAGCAAGGCGTAAAGTCTAGCATGTGGCCTTTTAACCACCTAGTTAAGAAGCCGCCAAAACGGGAGATAGCCGAAGAACCGGTAAGTCCGATCTTTACGATTTCGGGACAACCGATCCGCCTTGTGTCTTCTGCGGCGATTATGGGAGCGGAAGAGGCGCAGCGCAGCATCCCGCAGCTATACCGTGTGACGCACCTTGTTGCCTCTAGCGCCCAAGCTATTCCTTGGTTCTGTGAAGCCGATCCGACTGTTCCGAAGAGCGAGCAGGCTCCGCCCGCAAAGATCAAGGCGATCAATAGCCTTCTCAAGTCTCCGAATGATAACTTTACTCCGGAGAATATGCGCTATTGGATGACTTTGAATCTGATGCTCTATTCCCGTGTTCATTTCAAAGTGGGCATTGGTACAGGTGGGCTTCCGAACGGGATCTATCCTCTTGCTACCAAGTACATGAAAGGGGTTCCTAATTCGCGCGGTACGATTGACACTTATGTCTATGGCGAAGGGACGCAGCAAGAACAGCGTTATCCTTCGAAGCGCAAGGCTTCTCCTGGAGAAGCTTATGCTGCTGAGATTAGTTTTCCGAGTCTTTCTGGTCTAGTCGAGTATAATAAGTCTCCGGCGGCTATTGAGTCGTTGATGATTCCATTGATGATCATCAAGTGTCTGATGCAGCGTGCGCTCGACACTGCCGACGGTCATCCCAATATTAAGTATGTGGTTACATCGGATAAGACTCTTACAAAGCAACAGGTCGAGGCGCTCAAAGAGCATCTTGAATCTGCTGGTCCTGGTGAAGAACACGGCGGAACTGTTCTTTTCCTCTACAACACGAAGATCGAAGTTCATACGCTTGATAATAAGATGGGTGATATCCATTCCAAGATACCGCTGGACGATATGACTCGTATCATCGCAGGTGTCTTTGGTGTTCCGATCGCACTGTTGGGTCTGAGCAATGCCGATTCCGCAAAATATTCAAACAATTATGAGCAATCCCGTCTGGCGCTATGGCAGGATACTGTGGTCCCCAATTATATTGCTCCGCTTAGTGCGGGTCTCAGTGCTTGTATCTGCCCTTACGGTTCTCGGGTGGCTTTTGATTATGATGCGATTCCTGCTCTGTGGGAGGGACGAGCCAAACTCGGACAGACCCTCAGCCATGTTAACTTCCTTACCACCGACGAGAAGAGAGAGATCCTCGGATTCGAGCCGGATCCGGATCTCCCGAAACTAATTGGTTCGACTACGTCTACGCCGATCCCGACGGATGGTGATACCAAACCCGAGGATAGCGAAGACAAACCTAAAGACGAATCAGTTGACAAAGACAAAGCAACTCCCCCGCTCAAGCTCGTAAACTGAGAGACAGAGCTATGGCCCAGAAATTTAAGTCCGGTGACCTGATCACCAAGGCTAATGAGAAGTATAGGTCTGGTGATCAGATCAATCTCGATCTTTCGATGGAACTCGCGAAGACCAAGCTGGAGAATCAACCTGAGGGATTCTTCGCTGGCATTGCGAGTACTCCATCCGTTGACCTTTATGGTCACAAGGTTCTCAAGGGAGCCTTTGATAAGTCCATCAGGCAGAAGGGTCTGACTGGTCCTCGTGGTGTGAAGCTTCTTGCTCATCACGATTGGAGCAAACCTGCTGGTGTGATTTCGAAGCTCAAGACCGTGGGCGACAATCTCGAGATCGAAGGTCAATTGAATCTGAATGTCAGTTATGTTAAAGACGTTCACGAGGTTGCTCTTCAGAATGGTGGTCTCAATTTCAGCGTTGGCTTCACGCTGGACCAGTTCGAATACGTGGACGAAGAGAAGTCTGAAGACGGAGAATACCTTCTCATCAAGTCCGGTGACCTGATGGAAGTCTCCGTTGTGGTTTTCCCTGCCCAGCTCGAGGCAGAGATGACCTTCATCAAGAATCACGATACGATGTCACAGCTCGAGAAGGCTCTTGTAGCCAATGGGCTGTGTCGAGGCAGGCGCGACGCGCACAAGTTGGCGAACTACTTGAAAGCGAATTCGCATCTGTTCCTAGACAGGCAACAACCTTTGGTTGAACCGCCTGGTGACGAGCATCCCATGCTGGATGTACAATTGTTGCAACCAGTTCGCGATCAACTCGCCCGCATCAAATCGATGCTCTAGAAGGAGACATCAGATGAAGACCAAATTTATGGCAAGTCCCGCCATTGTGACGCGGGGCATGTACCTGAAGAAGGAAGCCCCAGTCGACAAGAAAGCGGCTGAGGAGGCTCTTGCTCTTCTGAGCAAGGAGCTCGGCGACATCACTGGTCTGCTGACCAAGAATCGGTCGGAGACTGAGCAGCAGTACAAGGACCTGACGAACCACTTCGGTACCGTCAAGGCCGATAGCGACGAACTGAAGAAGACGGTTCTGAAGCACGCCGAAGAATACGCCGCCCTCGTGGCGCAGCAGCAGGCCCTCACCCAGGCTCTCGACCAGGTGAAGAAGGAACTTGATGCTCCGATCATCAAAGGCGGGAATGACCTTGTCGAGTCTGATCGCAAGGCTGGCGTCGAGTGTCAAAAGCGCGCTCATATTTTCAAGGGCGGCTCGGAAGACGACTTCAAGCCCGACATGAACAATCTGATCGACGCGAGCGCCTATCGTTCCGCCGTTCGGAAGATGATGCAGGTCGGCATCGAGTCGAAACAGAAGGTCGTTCGTTCACTGAGTGAGATCGAGCGCAAGGCATTCGAAGCGTCGTCTCTCGACAGTGCGTTCTTCTCGCCCGAGCTGCTCGGGATCGAGGTGAACTGTATTATCGAGTGCGCTGAGCTGCTGGATCTCTACGGTAGTGTGACGGTCAGCAAGTCGCAGTTCATGTACCCGCAGGTTATGGACTACGGTCAGATCGGCAAGTACGATTGCGATGCGAAGTGCGACGCCGAATACGGGCCGGAAGGCAATATCCAGTTCAAGTCGGGCGCGGTGTCCGATTTCCGCGGCGTGTTCTGTTTCCAGCGCAAGGTGCTCCAGGAGGCCAACTATCCGCTTCTGGATTTCATGTTCCGTGCGGCGGCGCGTTCCTATCGCATCAATCGCAACCGCGCGCTGATGGTGGGCGACGGCATCAACGAGCCGCTCGGCTGGTTGAATGCTCAGTGCTTCACCAAGATGTCGACATCGGTCCCGGCGGCTTTCAATCACATTGACTTCCGCCTGTTCTATGCCAGTTCGCCCGTCGAGTACGGACCCGTCACCGCTGTGATGCACCAGAACATGTTTGCGTATCTGGCAGCGCAGGTTGACAGCAACGGACGCTTTATCTTCGGTGACGGTCTGATGACCTACTCTCCGAACGATGTGCGCGAGAACATCCGCATTTCCAACTGTCTGCCGGATCCGACCGCAGGCCTGACCAAGGGTTCTGCTGCCAATCCGTTTACCGCTGGCGACTTCCTTGTCGCTGCCGGCAGCTGGTCTCAGGCTTACTATATGGTAAACAAGCGTTCGCTGTGGATGGAGCAGTGGGAAGGTCAGTCCACCGCGTGGTGCGTCAAATACGTCTTCGGTGCCGAAGACGGCGGCTTCACTGCTTGCTGCCCCGCCGCCCGGATCCTCACCGTCGGGTGATCCCAACTTACCGTTGAGTGTTATCCATACCATTGGGTGACATCAATCAGGAGGTTACGATGGCTAAAGAAGCTAAGGTCAGTGAGGGGCAGGTCACGGAAGTGAAACGTGAGGTTCCTCCGGTCCGCTGGAACCAGACCGTAAACGCCGGTTGGCACATCTCGAATGAGACGTTTCGACGGGTGGCTCATACGGGAGAGTTCTCACCCAAGAAGACAGCGGAGCCGAAGGCTGCTTCGCCGAAGGCTGCTGCTCCGTCCGCCTAATCAAGTCAACTCGCAGAGGTTCTCATGAATATCAATGTGGCGAGCCAGAACAACGGCATCGTTGCCTGGACTGGAACGGCGGGTCGTCCAATCGACATCCGTCAACATATCAACTTCGCGTTTACCTTCGAGACAACGGCGGATCTTGCTGCCGATGCAGTCTTCAAGGCTCAGTCGGCTCCTGCCAGTGATGCGGATCCTTGCGTTCCCGGTGCATTCACCGACGTGCCGGAGACGCTTACCTGCATGCAATTCGGTCCGCCGGATCCGACCACCGGATTCGTTATCCCGTCCGGAACCAAGAAGGGAACCATCTGTACGGCTACCCTTCCGTG